AACTTAATAGTGTGTATGAATATATATTTAGAACTGCACACCCATACATAAAGGTTAAAGATGATGTACAGGTTGATGTACAAAACAATACACCTAACACAGAAATGTCTGCACCTAATGAAAGATTTGAACGTATGGAATTGCCTACACAAACTACAGAGGCAGCACCTACATTTTTAAATAATATGGAAAAAATATTGAGAGTAAAACCACAAGGTAATAAAAAATCTACACCACAAGAAAGAAACGCAGTAAGCAACTTTTTAAATAGATAATGAAAGAAATATTAGAATACATAGAAGAGTACCCTGAACACAGCAAGTATGTTGTTGATGGAGAAGTACAATGGGAAGCACTTGGCATAGATATAGAATTAGAACGTAAAAGTATAAGTTATGTAGATGATACAGATTTATTTATATCTACAGTTTCTGTCATTGATTTTGTATGACCTTAAATGAATTTACTACACTTGTATACAATAATTTATTTGAGTATGTTCGTAATCAAGATGATTTAGAAATTGTAGATTTTACAGGAGAACAAACAGATGCTATAAAAAATCAAATACGTTCTACTATACGAGAAACATCAAATATTTATGATGGTAACAATTTTCCACTTGTAGTAAGAGAAAATATATCTGCAGATTTAAAAGACCTTGCAAATAGTGCAGGTTTAGATTTACCTTCTAATTTTACATTAGATTTTTCTAATCAATTACTACAAATATCTGATGAACAAATTACACAGTTTTATTTAGTAGATGATGTTGTAGAACAAGCAACAGAAACTGTTACTGCACCTGAATCTGTAGATATGGACACTAGGGTGCAAGAAAGAATAAACAACTCTGCATCTGAAGCAGAAAAAGACATACTAAGAATGGTTGATAGCATAGCACAAGAAGAAAATTTTTCTAATCGTGCAGAATTGTTAGGAGATGTATCATTAAAAGATTCTATAATTTTTGGAGAAAATAAAAAAGTTAAAATATTTATTTCAAATACTAACGAACAAATTGACAATATTGTAAATAAATTTATAGATTTGTCAGATGATTTAGTTGTAGAAGTAAATACATTTGATGATGTGGATTCTGTACATTTAAATGGTGCAAGACAAGCAAAAAATAATACTAGGGAAATAACTAATGATTTAAAACAAACAGCAAAAGATAGTGCAACAACTAAACATTATTTTCCTAGAACAAATGATGAAATGCAAAACTTATTATCAGAATATTTAAGTAAAAACGAAAATAATCTTTCAGAAATTCGTGGTGGTACTGAAACGATAAGAACACAACAGCTATATCCTAATGGTCCTTTAATTACAACTAATAGAAATGGTCATACATTTTTTAATAATCATTTACAATATGTTGTAAATAAAGCTGAAATACAAAGTATTTTAGATAATGCTACATTATCACCTGAATTAATAGCAGGTAATAAAAAAAAAGGAAATATAAAAAGTATGTCACCAATTTATAAAGGTGGCGTTAGTAAATACTTTAAAAAATTAGCACAAAAACCAAAAGGTACTAGATTAGAAAAGTTATCAAAAAAACCAAGTTATGTTCTTGGATATATATTTAAAGCACCTAATGGTAAAGAGCATATAGTATCTTTAATATTGTCTGATGACCCGGAGTATTACAACCAACCAAATAACATTACCTTAAATGGGCAAAAAACTAAAGCAGGAGTTACTACAAACTTTATGTCTTTTCATCCAAGTTCAGTAAGAGGATATTATCCAAATATATTTAATAGTGGTTTTAGTAGTGCAAAAAATAATTTAATTAGAAAAAGTATGGAATGGTTTCAAGGCATGTTACATATAGCAGATTTAGATAATATTATTTTAGACCAAAGCCCAATTAATGGACAAGTTGCAAATCTGTATCAAAAAGGTGATTTCTTTTTTGATACTGTAGATAATGCAAATTTAGATAAGTTAGAACCTTTTGATGGTGGAGGAGGAATGATAAGGATTCCTAATACAAACAGAGAACTCGTAGATGGTTGGAAAGTTAAAATAAATACAAGACCCGAATGGAGAATGGTTAGTCGTGAAGTAGAAGCTAGAAGGTGGACACAACCATACAATATTTCTATGAAAGCTGTAAGAAAAAAATATAAAGCAAGTCAATTAAAAAATTCAACACGACACAATGCATTAATTGCGTTAACCGAATTAGATGTAGATAATATGACTACTTATCAAATAGGAGATGCTAATAGACTTGTAATGCGAATAGCAGGTTTGCATATGTTTGATTCAGATACTTTATTAAATTATCTAGATTCACAAACAACATTAGAAAATATTAAGTATTTACCTGTAAGAGGAGATATAAATGAAGCTATGGTCAATTTAACAGCTTATGGTAATCCTAAAATTTTAGCCCAAGCACTATTAAATTCAACACATTTAGAAAAAGTAACAGGTATAGATGTTGAACAATTAGACCAAGTTACAAAAGATACAATATACAATTTCACAGAAAAAATAGATTTAGAAATTAATAATTATGGAGAATTAAAACCTGAAAGTGCATATAAATTATTTGAAACTATGAGTGACAATGTAAGTCCACAAGTGTTAAGTGATTCAAGTATTGCTAATACCGAAGGTCTTAGTTTAGAAGATAGAAAAAATCATTATAACCCTGATGTTGTAGATGAAATATTAGATGCAACAGATACAGAACCTGAAAGAAGTGGACTAGATAGAAGAGTACAAATAGAGGAGAATTCAAGAAGAATTGGTGGGTTAGCTCAAAGGCAATATGACCCTGATATGAGTAGTTTTGAAAATTTAAGACAATCGTACAATGATAATGTTAATAATTACTTAGGTTTTTTTAACAGTATGAGTTTGAATGAAGTAAACCTAGAAGGAGATTATGGTTTACATGTAGCAGATTCAGAACATCTTTCATCTTATTTGGCAGATAATAATGCATTAGTTGCACCTATATTAGAGCAGGGTGAAACAAGGACTTTTATTACAGATGAAGCTAGACATTTGTTTGTAAGAAATTTACAAACATTACAAGAACTAAAAGACAATACTGTATTAACAGCAGATATAAATTATGTAGGACAGCGTAGTGCTGTTCATTATATAGAATTTGCTACAGTTATTGAATCAAAAAATTTAGATGGTAATCCAATATTAATAAAAGAATATCAAACATTAAGTATGGATAATATAGATGATGAGATACTTAGATTAAGAAGTATTTTAAGAACACATGAAAATGTTAATGATATAACAGTAGCAAGAGCATTTTTAATGATGTTAAAAGAATACGATATAACTTATTCACTAGCATCTTCAAATGGTAATGAGTTAGACAGGTTACACCCTACAGGTATAATAGGACAACAAATGGGTGTTGTGGGAACAGGTCTTGAAGGTCCTGTTAATCGCAGTAGAGGCACAGAATTTATTTACCCAACTAACCCGGACCAAAGTATTTTAGACCGACTACAACCTAATAGAATACAAGAAGATTTAGATGCTGCAAGAAATCAACCAAGACAACCTAAAGTAAGAAATACAGATGTATCACCACAACCTTTTTATACAAAAATGGTGTTTGAAGATATTAGAGCAGGTGTAAATAGTAATGTAAATGATGTAATTAATTTATTTAATGATTTGGTAGATAACAAAACTACAGGTGCATATAGTTTTAAAATTTATAAAGATAGTACTACTAATCAAGTAGGAGAAATATTTAAAAGACATGGGCAACCAATACAATTTCGTTCATTAAGTTCTGATTTTGATGTACGTAATGGTCAAATACCTGATGATTTATTTATAGCAGATGTAACTTTAGTAGCACCACAAAAAGATTTTATGAGTGGTGTTATTACAGAAACATTACGTAATACAGAATTGAATACAGAAGGTGGGTATACGATATTAGGAAGTCAAGTACCTGATTCTGCATTAAATGGTGAAGTTATGCGTAAGTATGATGTAGCAGCAGAAACAATAGTTGATTTAGTAGAAGATGACAACTTACCACGTATACGTGCAGACTACAGTTTAGGCACAGATATTGGTGATGGTGGTGCAGATTTTAATGGTATTGCATTTCAACCTGAAAGAAAGCCGGTAGGTTCTAATCCTGACCCCATGACATTACGTAAAATTGCAAGTAGTTTTGCTAAAACAAAAACAGGAAAAACATTAGGACTTGCATGGAAAACAATAGATATAGGTGAAACATTAATAGCTAAAGGATTTTCCCAAGCACAAAAAGCAGCAGCAGCAGCAGGTGCAGCATCATTAGGTGGCGTTGCAGCAGGTGCAGCAACATTATGGGCAATCTATGAAATATCAAATCTTATTATTGCAGCAGGACAACAGATACCTGAATTAAGAAATGTAATAGCAAGAAGAAATGAAATTCTTGAAAATGGATTACAATGGGAAAAAGACTTTGTTGAAGAAACTTTTTGGCAAGATTATGGACCACAGTTATTAGAAGCACTACAACGTGCAGGAGATAGGTCACCATCTGAAATACTATCAGATAAAATATGGAATTTTACTTTAGATAATTTACAAAGACAATCTAATGGTGAAGTGTTTGAAGATTCTTTAATAGATTCAAGTGAAGAATTAGATATTAGAGATGACTTATGGTATGCACAAGTACCTAATGACTACAAGATAAAACTTATGCAAGACAATATTGATTATGATAAAGTATTAACAGGTTATTACAACAACAGACCTGAAGCAAATGTAATTATGAACAGGACATTACAACTAGCAAATGATGTCTATAATAGGGATAGATAATGAGTTTATTTAAAGAAGGTAGCAGATTACAAGTACCTGATGAGCTAATCATTGTAAATGGTAAGTATTATGCTGTATATAATTACGTAGCTACAAGTGGTAACACTATGCCATTAGTGGTAGATGTTGATTTACCTGAAAGTTTTGCAGAAGGTGCATTAGAAACTGCAACACCATATACAGAACAAACGTTTTCAGACCAATATGGGTATGCATTTTTTCCAATGTTTAATTTATCAGACCTTAAAGCTATAGACCCTGAAAGTGAAACTACAGATGTTGATTGGTTATTAGAAAATGTAGAGAATGATTTGCAAAAGAAAGCAACTACATTTGGTAAAGAATGGTATTTAGATGATGAAGTACAGCAGTTGTTTGCATATGGTGCAATTACAGGCGAGGATATATCACCATATTTAGAGAATTTAACTTGGTTTAAAGACCACAATGCATCACAGAGAGATTGGATTACACTTGTTTACAACAATCCACAAAAAGCACAAGAGTTTATTAATAATAATTACATAGCACTTAGAACACAGATAAATCAATTAGGTATATCAGGTTCAGGTGTAGATGATTTAACAAGACAATTAGCAGGTGATATAGCACAGGGAAATATAGATTCTGCAGAGGCATCACAGATATTATCCTATCTTATAGACCCATACAAAATGTCTATGGCAGGTGGTGTAGATGCATTGAATGCAGGTTACAGAGGTTATGTAGAAAAAATTAATCCTACAAAAAATGGTATAGCAAGTGCTAAAGCATTAATAACAAAATATTTAGGCGTAGATGCTGCACAAGAGTTTGCAAAAAATGGAATAGTAGAACAGTATGCAGCTATGTTAAGAGCAGATGCAGATTTAGGTGAAGGTGTAAATACAAACAAAGAAACTATTATAGAACAATTACAAACAGCACATGATAAATTATTTCCACAGTTTGAAGGTAGTCAACATGAAATGTGGTCAGCACCTATGTATAGAAATTTTATGGCTATTACAGGTAAGTCAGCTTTATCAAATACAGACAAAAAAAATGTAGATATTATTTCACAAAAAACAGGTGGAGATATGACATTGTTTGCAGGTGAAATAAGAAATCAATATGAAGATGACCCTACATACGCAGACCAAGTGTTAGGTGGTATGGCATCTGTATTTAGACAAGATGTATCAGGTGTATTTACAGGACAGAGTTTAGTAGGATAGCATGACAGTAGAAGAAATAAAAGCATTACAAGAAGAACTAGGTGTAACAGTAGATGGAATTATAGGTCCTGAAACAAAATCTGCAGCAGTTGCTGCTGTTAGTGAGGCATCAAGTTCGCAAGGTGTAAATCCTGAAGTTGTTGCAAAGTATCAATATATATTAGACTATGAAATACCTGCTGCACCTGCTAATGGTGGTGAAGGTGATAGTGAAATAGTTACTGCTGAAGATTTTTTTGCAACAAATGTACAATCGGATAAGTTTGGTAGTGCATTAGGTACTACGTTGTATGTAAAATTATCTGATGGTTCTATTGCTACTGCAGGTAGTTTAGATGAGTTTCAATCAAGATTTTTTAATACTGAAACAGGTACATTAAATGAAGGAATACAATTAGCATCATCTAACGATATAATAAAATTTAAATCTGATGAAGCAGCATCAATATCATTAGACATAGATACATCAAAATTTCAATTGGACACAGGTGCTATGGAAGAAACACTTGGAACATACGCAGAAGATGCACAGGTAGCAGAATTAGCACAAACAGGACCATCTACATTTGAACAAGCAAAAGGTTTATATCCTTATTTAGATGACAGATTAATACGTAAGTTTATGGATAAGTATGCAGAAAGTGGTAATGAAAGATTAGCGTTAGCTGAAATGAGAGCAGACCCAATAATGAATGATGTTTATCCGGGAATAAAAAGAACAGATGGAAGTTTACGTATGACAGAACAAGAGTATGTATCTGCTATAGATAACATGAGAGCAACTGTACGTACATACAATTTAAATCCTAACGAATTTCAAGATGATATTGTATCTGCAATTAGTGGTGATGTATCTCCACTAGAGTTTAGACAGAGAATGGATGCAGGGTATGAAGGTGTAGTAAATAATATTCCACAAATTAAAGAAGCATATTTAAATAATTTTGGTATTGATTTACCTGATGAATCTATATTTGCTATGTTTGTTTCACCTAATGTTTCTACAAAAATACTTGAAGGACAGATACGAGCATCACAAATACTTGGTGAAGCAGAAGCATCAGGATTTGGTGGTATATCTGCACAAGTAGGACAATCATTAGCACGACAAGGTTTATCCCAAGAAGGTGCAAGAAAAGGATTTGGACAAGCAGCACTTACTTTAGAGGGATTACAAACTGCTGCACAAACACAGGGAAGAGAAGGTCCAACTGCTACAGAATATGTACAAGCTACACAACTTGGACAGGCAGAACAGTTAGACCAATTACAAAAATTAACATCACAAATACAATCTGAAAGTTCTGTAATAACAGGTGCAGCTAAATCACAAACAGGTGCAGTTACAGGATTAGAAGAAGCCTAACCACAATATCTAGTATATAACTTGCACAACCACAATATGTGGTATAATCAAATCAAGCTGCGTTTGTAAGTCTGCAGGATAATATGACTTCTATTTGTAATCGGTCTTGATGCCTACTGACAAGACCTGTCAAATAAAAACAGTAGTGTAAGACTAAAAAGCAGAGGTTACTTTACACCTCTTGTAAAAAAATGTAAAAGAAAAGGACAATAGAATAATGACAGAAGAACTAAACAGCTCTGACACAGGCGATAAGAATTGGAAAGAGATGAGAGAAAAACTTTCACTCTACGAATCTAAAATCGCAGAATACGAAGGTAAAGAAAGACAAGAAGTTTTTAACAAAGCAGGTCTTGACACTACAAAAGGTGTTGGAAAAGCAGTTGAAATGATGTACGAAGGTGAATTATCTGTAGAGGGAATACAGCAATACGCATCAGAAGAATTTCAGGTTGAGTTTGGGAATCAAGACAGATTACAAAGTAATGTAGAACAAAGTCAAGAACGACTAAACACAATTCAAAATAATTCAGTTGTAGACACATACAACACAGATGTGAAATCGCAGATTCGGGATATAGAAAAAACCGGAAACATTAGAAACTCAATAGCTGCCAAGTTATCTGTTATAGAGGAAGCGAAAAAAAACTCTAAGTAGATTTTTTAAACTTCTTCAAACAAGTATAAGACTTTATAACAAGGAGAAGTAAAGATGGCAGACATATCGTTAACTAACAGTACGATTTATGCACAAAATATTAATAACTTTACAGGTGAATTGTTTAAAGTTGGAGGTCAAAGAACTCCTTTATTGTCAGCAGTTGGTGGTTTGAATGGTGGTAAAACATTAAACTCTACATATTGGCAAGTCCAAGTAGAAGATAATGCAACCATTTCATCAGAACCAACTAAAGGACAAGAAGGTAGTAGCCCTACAGAATATCTTGGAAGAGATAGAAGTGCATATACATATGTAACTCAAATTTTCCATAAGGGTGTACAAATGACTTACACAGCTTTAGCATCCACAGGTAACCAAAATCCTTTTGCTTTGTCAGCAGATATCGCTAATCAATCTGATGGTGATGGAACTGTTACAGCAGCAAACGAATTAGGTTTATTTGGTGGCAACCCTGTAAATGATGAATTTGCATTACAGCTTGAAAAAGCTATGGAAAAAGTAGCAAGAGAAGTTGAGTGGTTTGCATTCAATGGTTCTTTCTCAGATGGTGCTAACGCAACACCGGGGTCAGGAACTAGAGAAATGTATGGTCTTGATGTGTGGATTTCCATAGGCAAGAACGCTAACAACACAGCAGCAGTTAATCCACTTGGTGGTAACTGTTTCTACAATGATGTAGATGGTGATGGAACAGGTGCTGCACAAGTAATTAGTTTCAAAACTATTTCAGGTGCGTTAAAGAGGATGTATGATAATCATGCACCAATGAAACAACCTGTACTCTGTGTTACACCACAACAATTACTAGACCTTAACAATGAACTTGTTAAAGGAACAGTTGATATAGCAGGTGCAATCATTCCTAGAGA